GAAAACCAGTAGAAGCACCGGCCAAATTAATTGTGCCCGTACCTGTACTGGTAGTTGTTTCTTTTACTCGGTCTGCTATAGCTAGAGCCATACCTTTATCCCGTCTGTATAGAGACTGTTTCTACAGTATTATACACCAATATCTAAAAAAAACCGCCCTGCCGGAAATGCATCCGACAGGACGGTTGGTAGTGACAACTTCGGTAGCTTAGAAGGATGCGGCGAGAACTCTACGGTTATCAAGAACCGCAAAGCCTAGCTCGGCCCATCCATACATACCGGCCTTCTGATGACGATGAAGAGTATCGTCCTCAAAGACCTGAACCTGTTGCTTCATGGGCATCAGGAAGCTATCGTTGCTTTGCAGGTCGAGTCCGATGACGAGTTCGACATCACTAGAGGGACCGAGTGAACCAGAGAGGTCGCTATCGAAGAACTCTTGGTACTCCTGACCCTGACCAAGCTCGTCTAGGTCGTGGAGGTTGACACCGAAGATTCGGGTGATGCCACCCTCACCAGCGGTATAGATTTCGCGGCGTGTGACCTCATCAACTTGGTCCACACCCCAGTTGCGAATATCTTCCAGACCTTCTGGGCTTAGGTAGATATCAGTTAGTCTACCTCTATTAATGGAGGCAGTGTTGCCACCACCGTTACGACGCATAACAGTCTTCATGAGAGAGACAAGTCTCTTCGTGAACTGACCGGCTGCGGCGTCACTGTCATAGACCAAGATGTTACGGTCTACAGCAGCGGAAAGGATGGTGTGCCAACCGTCATCGTTAATCTTCTTAACGAAACCGGCCTCTAGAACCTGAGCGGCGCGTGCAACAACATCCCAGCGCGCATCACGGGCGTAGCGGAGCAAGTAGTCGATTGAGGACGAAATGCTATAGGTCGGAACCATAACATAATCGCCTTCGACTTGACGCTCGGGAATACGACCGTGGCCGGGGTTGGTGTATGCGACATGCTCGTCTTCCTCACCGGGAGCGAGTAGGTCTAGGGGGAACTCAGTCGTTGTGCCGGGTTCCATGGTAAGAGCTTGGAAAATGTTGGTTACAACATCGCCAACGAGCACACCCTGTCGAAGAGGCTCTTCCAACGCCTTGGCGATTTCTCGCTGGGCGGAAAGAGCTTCAACCTTATCGGGACTACCAGAACGCTTAATCAGCGAGATAAAAGCATCGTCTGGTCTCGTAAGTTTAGTACTCATATCGAGATTCTCCTATCTGAGATTAAACGTTCGGATGGTTACTGTTGGGAAGGCTAATAAATACCTTAGCGTACCCATCCTCGTCCACGCTGGAGAGGAACCGACCAACAACGCCGGAAGCTGCCGCGCTTCCGCCACCGGGGCCATAGAACGGGTCGCCATTGCTTAGGTAACCACTGTTGCCAACAAAAGCGGTCTGTCCCGCGACAATCGTGTCGGCGGGGTCGATGGCGTTTGTAACAACCCATCCGTGTTGTAGAAGGGTAACCTTGCCACCCTTCTGAACTTCATCCTTGTGCCAGTTAATATGCTGACGAGTCTGGTCAATGTTGACCATGTCGTTAAGCAAAAGACCCATGGGCGCTTTACCCGAAGGACTTGCACAAGTAACAAGAGCCGCACTCTGGTCCATCGCTGAACCAGAACCGCCCGTACTTAGAACAGCTATAAAACCTCTCTCTTTTACTTCGTTCATGAAGAAAGAGACATCGGTCATTAGCTCGTGTCTGTCACTCTTAAGAGCCATGATATTTTAACTCCTGTATACGAGGTTAGTCTTCTAGATTTGCTGTTGACTTCAAAACGTTTGAACGAAGCCAGTCGCTAGCAGAAGTACGAGCATCGGAAACTTCATCAGTCTCACCAGCATCAGTTAGAGATGCTTCTGCGACTTCTTCAGCTTCCTCAAGAACGTCTTCATCAGCGGCAGCTTCTGCCTCATCTGTCTCTTCGTCTTCTACGACTTCGGCTTCGGCTTCGTCGGCCTGAGCCTCTTCTTCCACAACTTCTTCTTCTACCTTGGGGGTAGATGCAACTAGCTTGACAATCTCTTCAAACATTTCATCGGTTGCGTCAGCAAACGATTCAATCTTGGCTTCGGCGTCTTCAGTATCAAGACCAGCCTCAGTAAGAGCAGTCAAACGAGCGGCCTTATGGGCCTCAGCGTTTGCGGCATCTATTTCAGCCTGTAGCTTCGCAAGAGTTTCTTCTCGCTCGGCCAAAGCTTCAGTAGATTCCTTCTTCTCTACTTCTAGTGTTGCTACAGTCTCTTCTAGTTTAGCAATAGCCTCGGTCTTTTCAGTCACATCAGCGGCTAGAGTTTCAACTTCGTCCTTAAGGGACTTAGTATCAATCTCACTAAGCTGCTGAGTTAGACTGTCTTCACGAGACTTAGCTTCTACTAGCTCTGACTTTAGCTCGTCGATTTGCTTCTGGAGCAAAGTGATGTTTTCATCAGCCATGCTAGATTTCTCCTTTTCGGAATCTATATTAAAAGTTTCGATTTCGCTAGCCTGAGAATTCTGAAATGGTTTGCTACCCGTGAAAATAACACTTCTTGGGTTTGCAGGTTTTGACACCAGCCCCTTTCCAGAAAAAGCTATATTTCTCAGTAAACGCCCTAGTTTGTGTCCTTCATACTCTCCTGTCCCTCCGTAAATTCTAAGATGCTTTGTTAAGAACGATGATTCTTCTTTCCTAGCAACAATCTTATGCTGACCTTCTGGCGTGACGACAGCGTAATCAAAGTTGTTAAAGATTGCCTCCATCGAGACAAACCATTCTCCCGCCTCAATTTCCTGAATTAAATTGGCCATCCATTCCTGCTTTTCAGCGGATGACCAACTATTGTACATTACGGCGCTTGTGATAATATCAAACTTTTCTGGCAATTCTTCTGAGTCGTCAGGAATTGTATTTCCTTCTGCATCAAGAACCCAGTTGCCAGTTATGTGTCCAATAATATCATCTTCACTATGCATAAAATTAAACTGCTTGTCTTCGGGGGTGTTGCGAGCAGTCCAAGTTTCTTTTGTGTCAAATACATCGTCGTTTTTATTCCAGCCAGTGGACACCAATACTGAATTTATGTAGTACAGGTCGAACTGTTCAACCGACTTCTTGGCGTCTATGGCATCGGTGGTAAATAGCTTAGCAATCTGTTTCTCTTGGGTCGTTGGGGTATGATTAGAAACAGGTACGGTATAAGCTATGGTGTTATTGGAGATTTGCTCTCCAAGACCAGCCTGTGCTTCTGACGAATATATTTTTATCATAATGGTTACCTCAAATAATTATACACCAGAAAAGCAAGATAATCAAAAAATTAGCTGTCATCACAGGCAAGAACAACGGACATTAACCGTATATTTCTTGCGTCGTCTATCGATAACTCTGAATCCTGCCCCTCCATTAATGAGTCGAAGGACTCGGATACAGATTTCTGCAACGGTAGGTTTCTTCTCAAAACGCTTTCTATAACTTCTATAGTGACTTCATTATGTGGGTCCAAGTTAGAAAGAACACCGAATTTAATATACTCCAAGTTCTCTAACTGATTCTTTGTTAGACTTCGTAAGTTGCTCTTATTATAGTGCGCAAGTATGGCGGGATTAACTATTTCCGAGATTTTTTTCTGCGCTTCATTGGCCCATAGGAACAGGCTTGCAAACTCTGAATCCGCCTTAACGCTGGGAAGAACCCTCTTCTGCTTTCTCTTTTCAGTGTCTCTGGAAAACTTTGGCCTACCGTCTTCTGGCCTACCCGTGGGAGAACTCTCCTTGTCATTGTTGGGACCGGGGGACTGCTGCTCCGGTTCCTGCGGGATTTCTTCTTGCTTTGGTCTGTCAGCCGGAACAGTAAGTGGATGCGGACCAACATCATCCGCAGGACGAAGTCCGATATCTCCCGGCGTCATAGTATCCTTGCTAAGAGCAATCTTTTCCAAATCTTGTCTATGCTGCGGGTTGTGATATGGGCTTGCCTTTGGTGGTTGCAGTTCCATTTGCCTGTTCTTGGCCTCTCGTTTAATTCTAATCTTCTCGATTTCTGGAATTTCTCCAAACCTTTCGACAATAGTTTCAGCACTGATAATATCTCTATCGACAAGCTGTATGAGCAGATTCTTCTCTGCCGCCTCATCGGATAGCGCCATCCGGTCAAAACGAATTTTGGCAGGAAGCCTAAACCCCATGGCCTTTTGAACTATTTCAATTTCCTTTTTCCAGAACGAAAGCAAAATACCTCTGCCGTATTCAAGTCTCTCTATTAAAGTTTTTAGAGAAACAAAGTTGTTGGTGAAACTACCGCCCGAACTTCCAGAGGAGCCTGTAAGCGTTGGGGGAATACCAAGACCGGCATAGATACTGGAGAGAACTGGTCCGTACTTTTCTGAACCCAAGAATCTGAATACCTGACTGTTTGATTCTTGGAAGTTTAATTCTGGACCCCAAACCAAGTCCATTGTTCCGCCGCCAACATTGCTAGCTAAAATATTGCGAAGTTTATTAATAGCTGCCTTGGTGGGGAGAATCTTGTTTTCAATATCGCCAAGCTTCCAAAGCCTGATGTTAGAAATTGCACCATCAAGAGCAGACATGTCAGCGAGCTTCATCTTCTCAAGCATGACTATGTCATCTAGAATGGCATAAATCATTGGGTTAGCCCACATCATCCAGTCGTCCTTCTTGTAGAAGAAGGCTCGGACCTTGTCTTGGTCTAGAGGGATAAGTCTTTCCCCCTGATTAACCTTCGTGAGAAGGTCGGACGGAAGAGTTGCAACTAAGTCTTTGTCTGGGTTGTTTCCATCAAAAGCTCGCTTGATAAGCTTTGAAGTTCCCTTGGAAACCTTAAGAGCATATTTGGGCTTTCCAGCAAACACAGCTAGCTCATCCCCAATTATTTCAATAGAAAGAGGATTTAGGAAATCGTATATCCAAGGAATATCCCTTTTAGCAACCCTATCTGTCATGATATCAACATCACCTGCGGCTGCTCTCTTAAAAGTCTCTT